GTAGTAGATTCTTTGGATTTGGCTTTTAATTCAGTACCGTCATATTCAGGTGCTTTACCTGAGGAATCTACTGGGGATAGTTCTTCCCCATCATCAAGGAGAGCATCCAGTTCTTCCATGAGAAGATCAATTTCATCTTCTTCTTCAGAAGCACCCTCAAATTCCATAGCGTTCGATTCAATGAAGGCAGCAATATCTTCCTCGGAAGCACCGGGAACTTGCTTCTTAAAGTATTCAGTTAGGAGTTTAGTATAGACGTTACGGATCTTATCCTTGATAGAATCAAGTTCCATGCTGTCAATTGAGTCAGAGAATAAGTCCATTTAAGCAGCCTTCATTTTCTTGTCACGGTCCCTTGCCCACTTGTCATAGTTTCCGGGGAAGCCGGGGTCACAGGGGTCCAGCATGGAACGAGGAGCTGATATTCGGTATTGTGTTGTACCACCACAGGAAGGACAGGTACCATCCTGATCTCGTACAAACATAGAACGTAGTTCATCGGCTACCTCCCCGCAGGAAGTACATTTATATTCGTATACTGGCATCAGTCATGATCCTTAGCGTGTTCCAATCTGTGACAATTTGAACACAGAAGAACACATTTGTCCAGTTCTGCTTTCTGCTTTTCCCACTTCCAGCCCCTCATATCAGAAGGTTTAATTTCTTTTTCTTCTGGATTAATGTGGTGAAAGTCAAACACAGCAGGATGAAATACACCACCACAAGCTGCACACTTACCACCCTTATACTCAATAGCCTTCAGTTTATTTTTACGAAAAGTTTTTAAAACTCTGGCAGCATTACACTTTTTACAATGGTGTGCGTGACCATCTTTACTTGCCTTTCTTTCGTAAAAATCTCTTAGTGGTTTTACTTCACCACACACATTACACTTCTTTTCCATTTGTTAAACCCTCTGCTTAGGACTTAAAAAATGGAGGGGTACTCACCGAAGCAGCGGCTTTCCCCCTCCGAGACTCTGATTATACCATCAGATTATGCTGCAGGAACAGCAAAGGCGATACCTGCGTTGTCACGCAGTTCAGCTACACCGTACAGGGTATCTGCAGTGAACAAGTCACCGAGGTATTCCTGCTTGTACTGCGTCTGAGAACGGACACCCATCTGTTCAGCAAGAACCAGTGCGTCCTTATGAAGCAGCAAACCGATGCGAGCGTCACCACCGGAAGCCGGGGAAACAGTCGGGCAGTTGCTGGATACGTAGACATCAACACCGTAGATCATACCGATCTTACCAGTCTTGATTGCATCACCAGAACCAATGTACTGCTGTTCAGTGAAACGGTTGATTGCCAGCAAATCATTGGCAGCAATCGGCGGAATCACCAGTGAACGGCCATCCATAGGAACATCTGCATTGTCCAGAGTCAGGATCATCTTACGAATACCTGCATCACCAATGTCAGTAGCACCACCGCCAGAAGCAGAACCGTCAAACAAGGTAGTACCATCACCACCAATGACAGCCTTTTCCCACAAAGCTGCACCGGTACCACCTACGGTACCACCCTGCAGTGATTCAGCCTGTGCAAACAGGTCAGAGTCAACACGGGTAGCCAATGCATAACCAGCATCATCAGTGTAGAAACGACGCAGGGACTGCAGTGCCTGTACTTCAACGATGTCCTCAATGAGTACTGAATACTCGTAGTGGCTGTTGATAGATACCTGTACTTCTGAGTGTGACGGGGCAATCAGGGTAACCTGAGCACCTGCACCCTTAGCAGAAGCTGCACCACGAGCCGGAGCCGGGATGTGAACGGTGTCACCCTTCTTGCCCTTGTGAGACATACGGGTAACGAGATTAGCCAGAACAAGATTCTTCTTGTAACCAGCAATTACTTCATCAGACCACAGTTCCGGGATGAACTTGTCAGCCACGGTCTTAGTGGTGTTATTAGTACCAAGTGCCATTTTAATTACTCCAATATCAAGTAGTTATTACTTGACCCGGCCTTCTGCATACGCTGCAAGAATTTCATCCTGCAAGGTTTCATAACGGTTCGGGTCCGTTTGTTTCAATCTAATCAGGTCGGCTCTACGATAAATCTTCTTGCCGGCCTTGGCTTCACCTGAAGAACGACTTTCAGACTTAGCACCCTTGAGTGCTGCCTTACGATCAGCTTCTTGTTCAGCCTCAGCTTCCTTTGTCTTGTTGATCATGGAGCGTTCTTTCCATGTGGACAACAATTCATTGGCAGCATCAAAGTCATAAGAATCCGCTTGCTGAAACAACTGCATACGAATCTTTGACCCTTTAACCCAGTCCTGAAAAGCAGTATCCTGTACTACATCCATAAAATCTGGATGCGTGGACTGAAGTTTCTGCATTGCAGCTTGTGCCTTCATAGCGGCTGCTTGAGTTTCAACTTCTTTCAGACGAGGATCTTTCTTAAGTAACTGTTCAACAGCCTTCTTCGGATCTTCGTAGAAATCCACTTCTTCTTCAGGTTCAGGTTCCTGTTGATTTACCTTACTACGTAGAAATTCATCTGCCAGCTTACGAAGTTCACCTACTTCTTGTCCCTTGCGTCCCAGTTCTTTTTCAAGATTGGAATACATATCAACAATATCTTTCTGACTTTTACCCCGGAATTTCTCGGGAAGTTCATACTCAACTTCAGGTGCCTCAACTTCGGTTTCTACCTCAGTATCAAAATCTTCAACGCTACCTTCTACTTCAGGATCAACAATATTTACCATAGTTTCCTCCGTCCAATTGGATTGTGGAGTTAATAAAACGGTACTGGACCAATTGGTTATTGGTTATCCATTACCTCTTTACACTGCTCTTGATTTATCCTCTTATTCAGGGGAGTCCAAGAGCTGTTTAGTAGCATCTTCCAAATTAATAATCATTTGGAGGATACTTAATTGACCTTTAACAAAGTAAAGATCATTTTCATTTTGAATAGACTGAACATCATTAAGGTTCATGGAAAGAGTTTCTAGTTCACCAACTAGGTCGTTCCAGCCTTCCTGTTCAAATAGGTTTAGCCTATCCTTAAAGAAATCGTTATCGTTCTTACCCATTATTATACACCACTCTTACGTGCATTGGCAAGATTGAGGATGGCCTTACTCTGAATGAGTTCCATTTCAGGAATATTACGCATCGTCTCACTACGTGTGTTCTCAATATCCACTGCTTGCTTCTGTAGATCCAACATCTTCTTCTGCATATCCAGTAGCTTTTCTTGCTGTTTAACATCACTGGGCATCTTTTCTGCAGCCTCGGCCATAAGCTTCTGAGCCTTGGCCTGAGTCTCTGCAATATCAGCCTGTGCTTGCTGCATAGCCAACTGCAATTGGATCTGTTGAATCTGTGCAGCCTGTTGATCAGGCGGGGCCATAAGCATTTGTAGGAGTTCATCCCTTGCAGGTACGCTACTGGCCTCCAATACACCGGCAACCAGTGCCTTATGTGCAGGACTATCCGGGGGAATTACAGACAGTAGCTGTACCATCTGAGTCATCTCCAGTTCCTTTGCCATGATACCCATCGTAGACTGAGGAATAAACTTGTAATCCATTACAGGATAACGCTGTGGATCAAACTGAATCTTCCGATTGATAATCTTTTCCAACATTGGGATGAGGAAGTTATTTTGGAAGTTCATGAGTGTACGCTTCTGGCGTTTAATGGATGCAGCCTGCATCATACTCATGCCACTGGCCGTATTGTTCCTTGGGATACTGGCAGTTGAGGTGGCATTGTCAAAAGCACCCGTTGCCATGCTCAGCATACGCTCCAGTTCCGCTGACTCAGTAAACGTGTGGGCTTGTAATTGTCCAAAGTTCATTGGACGCAGTACCGTTGCAGGATCACCATTGGTTAGGATGGTCTTACCCGGCTTAACTTCCAGCTTAGCACCACGTGGAATGCGGGTTGCATCAATACCCATCATCGGATGAGTGGTAAGTGCCAGTGCATCAATACGGCTACGGAGTTCTGCATCCAATGCCTTCTGCATATTGTAGCCTTTCTCAGCCACTCCACGTCCCCAGAACTTACCCGGTACCCTGTCATGCTGATAATTAATGAAAGGACGGTCTTTCATCATGAATGGGTTTTCAATTACACGGAGAACAGTGGAATCATTTGCAATAGTAACTACTGCTTCCACTAATTCATCGGCATCATAATCAAATTCTTCATATTCTGACTTTTCATTTAGAAACTTCTTGGGAATACGGCCCCAGTATTCAGTGATCTTTACTTGATCGTCCTCTTCCTCTACTCCTGATTCAAAATCATAATCAGAATCAATGTCAGAATAGCTGCCAATAGGTACATCGTCATAGATTCCATCCTTGATAGCCTCCACAATGCTGTATCTTGGCTTAATCATCTCGGTTGCTATCCCAAGAGCGTCTTTAATCGTGGTAGCTACCGGGTCAATTAGGAATTCCATCGGGGAAACTGGTTCAACCTTAACGCAAATGTATGGAACTTCCTGCACTACACGTTGAGTAGCCATTGTACCCGGGATTGGCTGTTCAATTGGGTACCGTTCAGTCTTTTCTTCTACCAGAATCTTACCAATACCGGTACCGTAGAGGGCTGCATTGAGGAAAATCTCCGCCATTGCGTCCTTAATACCTTCTTTTTCAAGATCTTCCTTCAATAATTTACGGACGTAGGACGCATCACCCGGGGTTTGGTCCAACATATCGTCCCGGAGGTCAAACCACTGCTCAGATCCGAAGGTTGCCTCTTCAATTTCCGCTACAGTTGCTTCAATTGCTTGCTGAAGTGCAGGGGAAATCAGCTTTGAATTCTCTGAATCACGGGTTCGATCACCCGGATCATACACACCACGCCACAGTCGGTAGTATTCTTCCCATTTTTCCTGATAATTAGTGTCTCGGTGGGTTCTCCACTCCTCCACACGGTCATTAACCCATGAAGCAAGGGCATTGTATCCGAGGTATTCAGTATCCTGCTGTGGCATCTAGTGGCTCCCAGTCATCTAATTCAATATCGTTAATGAAATCTGCTACAGAAACTTGATCAATGTAGGCAAGTGCATCCAGTAGATCATCATGTGAACGGCTATTTGGAAAGTCCATCATTTGATTTATGAAGTGACGGTTCCAAAAGCCATAATTAAACTGTATTTTACCATGTTCCAGCCTTCCTTGTAAGGCCCA